GCGCACAAAGGACGCCTACGGCAGAGACCTTCCGAAAGAGAAGTATTCCGTGCGTATTCAGAGTGTGAGCCCGGAACACGTCGTGCCAGTATGGAGCGATACGGAAGAAGGACGGATGAAAGCCTGCCTGATTCAATATCCCATCCGATCTGCACTCGGAAAAGTTCAGCTCTATACCATCTGGATTACTCCCGAATGGATTACGACCTATATCGACGAAATCGTGCAGGAGAAGATTAAGAACCCTATCGGGGAGGTTACAGTTGTTCACTGCCCGAATCTACCACGTACGGACAGCCCTTTCGGAGAGTCCGACATTCTACACGTCGTCCCGCTCAACATAGCATACAATACCGCCGCTTTTGCGATGCAGGAGACTCTGCGCTACCATGCCGAGCCAACGACCATTATCTACGGAGCAAAAGCCTCGCAGCTTGAGAAAGGAGCAAGGTCTGTGTGGAGCGGCCTGCCGGAAAATGCGCGGGTTGAGAATCTCGAACTTCAAGGCGACCTAGCCGCTTCCCGCGAATACCTGATCCACCTTTTTAACCAAATCTGCCAGATCTCTCATACGCCGAAGGTAGCCTTCGACTCTTTCGACGTTCGCGTAACGTCTTCTTCGGCAGCCGCGTTTGAAATGATGTTTACCCCACTGGCGGAGAAGACCCGCCGCCGTCAGTCACTTCACGCCGAAGCTATTCGTGAGGTCAACCGGCTCGTCCTGCTTATCAAGTCCAAGATTATCAAAACAGGCGACAAGGAGGACGACTTTGAAAGCCTCTCCGACGATCTGGAAAGTCTGATGGAAGATACAGACGTTGCCTATACCTCACCGCTTCCGCGAGACGAGGCGGTTTTCCTAGATCTTGGTGTCAAGCGCGTGAATGCCGGAGTGTGGAGTAATGCAGAACTCGTACGTCAGTGCAGCGGTGTTACAAACATGCCACGCCTCGTTATTGAGCTTTTAGCCGACAAACGCGCCCTGCTTATTGCCGAACTCGAAAAAGCGAAGGCATTGTCAGGAGAACGTCCTTCTTCTGCCTCCGTATTCCTCGACTCTCTCGCGCTGACCGAAGATTTGAAAGCATTACAGGCGGAAATTGCCGCACTCGACGCCATTGTCAAAGGCAAGTCCGATAAATAAGCCTTGCAGCTTTTCCAATTTAAGGCATAAGGCGAACAACTCTCCGAAAGAGGAGCCAACAAAAAACACATATACCATGAATACGAAAGCCACCATGCCCGACACTCCGGGCTTCACCAAAGGTAAGTCGATGGCCGCTGACGCCCGCGACGCAACAAAGCGTGCTCTCCCGAAGGGCAGCTATCAGGGGACGATGAACCGTCCGCTCGCCAAGGGTTCCAAACAGAAGTTTGTGAACTCCGTTTCCAACACCCACAGCATTCCGGCCTCGAAAACGAATCATCGAGGCTAAAAATATTTAGCGCTGAATTTTCTCCGCAGGACAAAACTTCAACACTCAAAATACCATGATCAAACCAATCCGCAAAGCTACCTACGGTGACGACACCCGTCCACCGGAAAGCCAAACAACCCCGCCCGCACCACAGCCCGTCGCCACCTTTACGCAAGAACAGGTGAACGCGATGATTGCTGCCGCCACCAAAACCATTCACGACGACCACGCCAAGATCGTTGCGGACCTTCAACGGACAATCTCCACGAAGGTCGCAGAGTTTGAGGAATTGCAGTCGCGCTTCGACGCTCTCGCCGCTTCGGTGACGAAAGAAGAAGGCGGCGCAGTCGTCAACGTGGAGGAACTGATGGCGAAATACGCCGAAAAAGGACGTGCGCTGATCGAAAGTCAGTATGCGTCACAGATCGCGGAAATGCGCAATACCATCGAACAGATGCAGGCCGAACGTGCGAAGGTTGCCACTCAGGAGCTACGGAGTCGCCTCATTGCCGAAAACGGCGGTGAGGGAGTCATGGTCGTTGAACTTGTCCAAGGGGAAGATGAAGCAACGATCCTCGCGAGCATCGCCAAAGCGAAAGCGGTGTTTGCTCGCATTGCCCCATCCACAGGACAGCCGCCTGCGCAGCCACCGCTGCCAGCGCTGCCCACGCCACTGCCTCCGGCAGCGCCCCGTCAAGGGGGCACTCCAAATGCAGGACAGCCTACGGGAATCCCGAAAGTGAAGGGACTTACCCGTCAGCAGTACGCAGCGCAACGTGCGGAGCTTCTCCGCGCTGCGGCTACTCGGGCACAGTCAGGCGGAAATCCAGTGGTGCAAGGCTAGAGGAAAAGATCTCCACAAGGAGCCAACAACAACACCAACAACACATAATACAACACTATGGCCAACGCCTACAATACAGTCGCAGCCGACGCCGGTAATAATCTCCGGCTCGATAACGTCGTTCTCGACGTTTACTCACAGGAAATCCTGTTCCAAGCTCAGCCGAATCTTCGGTTTGAGTCCGTCGCAGTCCGCCGCACCGAACTCGGAGTCCAGCCCGGACACACGATCTCGTTCCTGCGCTTCAACTCGCTCACCGGAGACTCCGCAATCGGAGAGTCCGACACGATTGAGACGGATACCATGTCCACGTCGCTCATTCAGATTACGGTCAGTGAGCACGCGAAAGCGCTCGGCTTCACCGAGTATCTCGTCCGCACGTCTCTCGTGGACGTTATGGAGCAGGCTACCACGCTTCTCGGCCAGCACTACGTCAGCGAGCGCGACACACTCGTCGCGAACAAGCTGTATGCCGGAAGCAACGTGCTCTACGCGAAGGACCGCGCAGACCGCGCCAGCCTCGGAGCCACCGACTACTTCGACGTGAACCTGATCCGTGACGCAGTGGAAACGCTCGCAACGGCCAAGGCACCGAAGTTTGAACTCGACGCCTATCTGTGCTTCGTTCACCCGCACCAAAGCCGTCACCTTCGGGCCGATGATGCGTGGGTCGCTGTCCAGCATTACGGTTCGCCGGAGAACATCCGCAGCGGTGAGATCGGACGCATCGAAGACGTGCGCTTCATCGAAACCACGAAAGTCCCGTATGTGAAGATTGCTACGCAGGACATCTGGATCGACGGCACCGACTCGACGCAGAACACGTCGGAAGCAGCGAACTCCAACACCAACGTCTATCGCGCCGTGGTGGTCGGTGATTATGCTGTCGGCCTCGCAGAAGCCCTGCCGGTCGAACTCCGTGACAACGGTGTTCAGGACTTCGGACGCACCCGCGAAATCGCCTACTACGGCATTTGGGGTGCAGGTCTGATCGAGGAAAACCACTCGCTCATCCTCGAAACAGCCTAGTTCTCTCCTAAGCGCGAAGATCCCGGACAGCTTAAAACCCTGTCCGGGATTTAGCGCTAAATTTTTCAGTCAGTAAACAAACCAAAACACAGAAACACAAAACACCATGCCCAAAGCCAAAGCCAAAAACGGACGCGGAAATTCCGCAGTAAAAGCCGCCACACTCGGAGGAGACGATCTCCCGATGGAAGACGACGAAGACGAACCGACCGGAGCCATTGAGAACCCCGATGACAACGGCGACGAATCGGATGAAGCCGATGAGCCGGACGAAAACTCGGAGGAGGAGAGTAGCGGAGAAGACGCAAATCCAAAAGTTTCCGCTTCTGTCGCAAAGACCGAAGTGATGACTCCGAAAGGGCCAATCCGCGTGAAGTTGGTTAAAATCACCATGCTGGACACGATCCAGTCGCCACGTATCGGGAAGTTCTATCTGGCGGACGTGACCGGCAGCAAGAAGCTGATTAAGGGTGCCTCTTACATGGTCCCTGCGCCAGCGGCTACCGTCCTGATCGGTAACAAGAAGGCGGTCTAATTCCGCGCCAATAAAACCCACGCCCTTTTCTACGAAATGTCAGCAAGATCCGACGAACTGGTTGAAATCCTCACCACTGAGGGAACTATCGACGCATCCGAGGGTATTGCGGAAGAGACACTTCTCCGTTGGTTGCGTAATGCTGTTGTAAAACACGCACCGCGCTACACGGTAGATAATCTTCCTACTTCGGAAGAAGAGGGCGTTATTTTGTTGGCACGAATTGACCTCTGCCATCTTCGCGCTTCCCGCCACACAGACACGCCTGACATGCAGGTGGCAAACATGGGAGCCGACCGCTCAAGTGTGTATAGCCGCAACATGAGTATGGCGGAAAGCCTCCAAAAGCGCTACGCCCGCCTCACAGACTCCGGTTCCGAAGGTGGTACTCTCGTCCAGTCCAAACTCTACAGGGAGAACGCACAGGACGGAATCGTGCCTTCCACGGCTGTTCCTGCCTCTCCGGTAAGCTTGGTAGCTGCCCAAGTCTCCCTGACCACGACTTCGGTCGTTCTTTCACTGGAAATGACCGCACGGAGCGATTATCGCGACACGCTGCTTGTTTATCGTGTAGGAGGCCGCAATTACGTAGCTACCGAGCAAGAGCTTCGTTTTGGGGTAAAACGGCTTCATTCTGAGTCCGTATTGATTGCCTCTTCCAGCGATCCTTCGGACGACCAATTTGAAGTTACCGACCTTACCGAAGGTGAGGAGTATTACTTCATGTTTGTTCGTGTCTCTTCTCGGGGAGTGTCTTCCTACAGCAACGAAGTCCGAGTAGTCCCGGCCTAAGTTTATGGCGATCAAAGTCGGCGCATCTGTTAAGAAAGATAGCGCGCAGGGCTTGGTTGAGAGCGTAAAGTGGATCATCAGCCCTGAGTTCGCGGCGAATGCTTTAGGTATAGAGCGGATAAAGGCCCGACTCCTTAAATACCTACAGCGGATCTTTCCTCGCGCAGAGGCGTCTGAAAGGCGCAAAGATCGTCGTTACCGTCCCCACCTTGTTACAGGCTTCCGAACTTACGACATTCCGGGCTCTGAAGGTAAGCGCGGATTCGTTCTCAAACACCGCAACGTCTCAGAGCCTTTTACCCGCAGGTTGCTTGCCTCTCTTGAAAAAGGATCAAGAGCGTATGTTCAGAAACTAGGAGACCGCAAAGTCTTCTCATTCCATCCGGGAGACGGCAGAGGCGAACGCCATTCCAAAGGTGGGCAGCCTGACTTTGCTAGTTTACCGTCTCTGCGCATTCCGGCGCGTAAAGGTGGTAACTACATGCAGAGAGTTTATACCGAAGCCCGCCGCTTGCTGGCCGAAGCCAAACCGACCTATTTTAAGAAGGCAAAAGCCGCACTCAATAACCGCAAACGCAAATGAGCACAATCGCTGAAATCACCCAAGGCGTTAAGAATCTGATTCTTCGCATGAACGGAACGGGACGTTATACGACGAACATCCCTTCCGGGCATATTTATCCGATCACGAACGTCAAAACCCTACAGGGGACGAATGACTCTACTTTCCCTAAAGTCGCTCTCGTTCTCGACGGCGGTAGTGATAAGGCCCGCGTAGGTCGTAGCGTAGATAAGGAAGCAACCTACGACATCATCATGTTTTTCAAGAAGACCGCCACAATCACGGCGGAGGTTGAAGACCAAGTTGAACAGGCCGTGGAGGACTTCGATACTGCCGTAGATTCCGACCGAACACTCGCAGGAAAAGCCACGCAGGTAACGATAGAAGACTGGACAACAGACTCAGGAGCTGCCGCTCCTTTGGGGGTCTTCTATGTGCGAATCAAGGTAGCCTACCGGAAGAGCTTCAACTAAGATTCAGCGCTAAATTTTTTGCCCTCAAAAACTATTGCTTCACACAGCAAACAGGTTTAGAAGGGCGTCACTCTTTGAGTAACCAACAACAACACACATAACACACTATGCCTACGTCCACAGGATCAGCCAGTAAGCTCTTCTATCTGAAAGAGACCACTCTCGGAACATTCCCTTCCGGGAACTTCAACCAACTCGCCTTTTCGAGCGAGTCGATCAGCGCCAATATCGGTGTCATCAAGTCACAGCAAATGTCGGCAGATCGTTCTGCCCCGTCTGCACGCGGCGGGAACATTCAAGTCGGCGGCAGTATCACGACCGACTTCGGCCTTAGCCGCTTCGGTATCTTCCTCGCGCACCTTCTTGGTGCCGCCCCTACGACTACGACAATCACTCCTACCGCCGGAGCCGATAGCACCGCCTATGTTCGCGGAGAAATCGTCTCTGTCGGGTCGAACGACTACATTTGTGTTACCGGAGGAACGTCCAGCAGCGATATTGAGGCCGACGTAACCGGAACAGAATACAATGTCCGCCTGACCAGCGGCACCGCCCAATTCGTTTACATGGGAGCCACAGCG